ACGTCAGGTACGAGATACAGCTCCACATCTGCCGGGGCCGCCAGTAATTCATCCACCAGCGCTATACGCCCACACTGGCGAAGCGAGGCCGCCCATTTAGCCAGCATGTCAGGCGAGGCCGCCATTTTTGTGCCGCGCTGCGGGTCAGGCTGACTGGTCAGTAGCGTTGTGATAACCACATCGCGCTGCTGGCGGTATTCAACGTAACCAGTAAACCCGGCATCACGCCGTTCGTTGTGGATCTTCACGTTACGTTCCACCAGCGCCTGTCGGTCGGGGCGCGGTACCGCACGCTCTACGGCTTCATGCTCATCGAGAGAATGGATTAGCTTTTCTGAACCGACCACATCACCGTAAGCCCACGTCGTCAGGCCAGCGTTATGGATACGTAGCGCGAGGTCACTGTGTTCGTACATGCCGCGACCATAAACCGGATCGAATCCACCCACCTTCTCGATGGCGCTACGGTGGTAATAGAGCATCACTCCGCGCTGCCCGGTGTACGCCACATGCTGATCGTCACGGTAAAGCACCGAAAGGTCATTGAGCTTATTCTGGCCAGCAAGATCGAGGAACTGGTAAGCCAGGTGTGGCTCGGGTGATTCGATGTAAGGGAGGTGCCAGTTATCAGCGATAGGCCAGGCATCATCATCCCACAGAAAAAGATGCTCGCACCCGGCATCCATCATGGCTGACAGGCTGGCGTTCTTCGAAGCAACAATGCCGAGTGATGTTTCATGGCGAAGCAGCTGCACGCCGTGTGGCACTACCGCTGCAGGTTTTGAACCATCATCGACAACCACCACCAGCGCACCGGCCGGCAGGTGCATCATGTGCTGTGCAAGCGCTCGTTTCAAAACGTCGGCGCGCTGGTGTGTCGTTATTGCAATACCGATCCGCGATGAAATGATGCTGGCAGGCGCATACGGGACACCATCAATAGTGACCTGCATAATTTTCCTCTGGGAAGTTTATTAATTATCTTATTCGTAATAATGGATGGTCTGACGATAGCAATGGATGATGTTGATAGTTAATCACTAGGGAAGTAGAACAAATCTAAGTTAAACTACTGGTCTGATATGTATAAATTAATGATACATGTCATTATTTTTGCGAACCAAACTAACAATAAGGTCATTTATGAAAAAGCTAATTATGGTAGCTCTGGTTGCCGCAGCTGTTTCTGGCTGCGCTCAACAATCATTTTCAGTAAACAAAGGCATAACGACTACGCCACAGCAAGTTACGACACATCATTTCTTCGTTAGCGGGATTGGTCAATCCAAGCAAATTGATGCTGCTCAGGTTTGCGGTGGTGCTGATAAAGTTGTTCGTACTGAAGTTCAACAGACTTTTGTGAATGGGTTGCTGGGATTTGTCACCTTCGGCATCTACACCCCTCGTGAAGCACGCGTCTATTGCGCGAAGTAATATTTCATAGCAATTGAAACTGATAATCCTCTAGCCCCCTAACAGGGGCTTTTTTACATCTGGTTGATAAAACAATTATCAAGCCCACCAGCAGGTGAGCTTTGTAATGGCTAACAGTCGGCATCTGGACGCGCTACAGCGCGACAGGCCCACATGCAGGCTTCCTGCATTTTGGTGCGCGCGATTGCCAGACAGCGGAGCGCCTCTGAACGTTCGCTAGCCTCCTCAGAGTTGGCCTCCACGACCTGCAAAGATAGATGTGTGCGTTCAAGTTCCAACTGCTCGCAGAAATCACGGCTAATTTCTTTCAGGCCATTCATTTGCGCGATATCGTCAGCGGTCAGGGTTCGATAGCCTTTAACGGTGGTGCCGTCCTGCGGTTTAGCTTCGCTCATCGGTTTCTCTCTTTTTGGCGGGTATGGAAACTTACCCGCGATTGAATGTGAACACAGCAGCATGCGTCACTCCTGCTTCTGGCAGTTCGCCTTCCACACTTTGTTATGCGCCAGGATGTCTTTCTTCGTCTGGAGGTCCATAACGTCGATGTCGTGATCAGTCAGGTAGATTGGCTTTACCCAGTCACAGGAATCGTGGACGAAAACATAGCTGGGCTTTGGAGGACCACCAACACAGCCAGCAGCCAATGCTGACACGGAAAGCATAGAGATAAACATGAAATATTTATTCATTGTTGCCCTGCCATGGTTGAGTTAGCAGCGCCTTTTCAACACTCCATCCCCTGCTCAATCGGTGCGCGATTGTCTTTACTTTTACACCATAGGTTTCGGCTGCTTTGGTAATGCACATTCGACCTGCTGGTGTATCGAGCATATGGTTACTTCGTCGGTTTCTTGCCTGGTCTTTTGGTGTCGCCCATCGGCAATTTTCTGGTGAGTACGCCTTATCTACATCAATCCGATCAAGTGTATGACCTGCTGGACGCTCGCCCATGTCTTTCAGGAAAGCTTCAAAATTGCCCCAACGCTCACAAACTGAAATTCCGCGACCACCATAATCTCCGTAATACGCATCGCTGGGATAATTGCAGCGCCGCTGCATTGACAGCCAGCTGATATAAGTGGGAGAAGTTTCTGACGGTCTGCGATGCCCGTGTTTTACACCTGACATGCAACCGCAAGATTGTGTCCTGCCAGAGCGTAAGGCGTTTGACCTGATTATTTTTTCTGTGCCACACTCACAACCGCACAACCACATTGAAACGCCCGATTTATCCTTATTGGCGTAGGACTGCACAGTCAGCTTGCCAAACTTAACGCCGGTTAAGTCGATTGTTTTCCTCATGTTCACCCCTTATGAGCCGCGCTTCCACGTGTTACGCAGCTCACGATCAACATCATCGCCAGGCATATGGTTAACGGTCTGCTGTACATTGCTGGCCTCTTTCGTTGTCTCTACCCGGCGTTCTGCTGCTGCGTCCATTGCCGCTGCTTTATCTTCGGTGCGCTGCTGATCTGCTTTTGCTTCTGCTTTGCTTGAGCCGCGAATATGGCCCAGGCCGAAAGCGCCAGCGATGGCGGCAATGACTGCTGCAGCAATACCAATTAAAGTTTCAAACCCCATAGTGACCTCACACCAGCACAGATTTCGCCAGGTTAAACAGGGTGCGCCGTTGTTCCAGCCCGTTACGGCCGCCGTTGATAAGCAGCGTCACGCGCTCCACGTCGCCGGAATGGAGCAGGCATCCGTGCGAGACATAGAACCATGCAGCGGAGCGCGCAGCATATTCATCCTGTTCCAGCAATTCAGGCTGGGTTACAAGGTCCAACTTCAGCGCGTGGCCACAGTTGCGGTAATTGCTGAGCCCGGTGATTTGCTTCAGGCCGCGACCGCGATATTTCCAGCCATCACCAGCAACCTGGTTGCCCAGGTTCTTTTTGCCCCACTCACCGCCATAAACCAGATTGGCTATCGCTTTCTGATTTGCCGGTTGCGTTGCCGTTCTGCCAAGTGCGGCGGCCTGCTGTGCAGTAATGCGATGCTTGCCGAACGTAGGTACCAGGTTTTCTGCCGCATAGTTCAGGTTTTCCACCAGCCGGGTGAAACCGCCGGACTCATGGCCCATCTGCGCGATAAACATGGCCTGATCGAGCGGCGCGGTTATGCCGAATTCCTTCATTGCAGCATCGATATAGTGAAACCAGCGCACGGCTAGACCGGCGCTTATACCTGCCGCCTTTTCAAATTGTGTTTGGTTCATTAGTGCCTCAGATGATCTACCAGACGTGCCAGATTTCCCCGGGCCCTCATAACGGCGGCGCAGATAAGGAGGTTTGCCACCACCACCAGCCAGCTGGAGTCACGATAGAGACCGAAGATAAACTGCAACGGGATAACGGCATAAACCAGTACGGTTACATACGCCATGATAGAGATGAAAGGACGATGCCGGGCGCCATGTCGCTGGTAGAACATCAGAACGATAACAATTACCGCGCAGATAAATGCATTAAAGAATGCAGTCAGCTCACCTGCCATTTCCCCCTCCTCCGCGTAAACGCGAGAAAAAGCTGAACAGGCTGTTCAGATCCTGGTTATTAAGATAAGTTAGGATTTTGATACACAGGGCAGACAGAATCACTGCTCCTAGTGCATCCAACGGTTTTTCATATCGCGATGCGGCATTTAGCAGTGAGCCAACAAATCCAGCCCCAAGCACCCCAACGATAAACGACGTCAGAAAATACCCAGCCAGTCGTGCACGAGACAGGTTCGTTGCTGTTGCGACGTAGAACACCGCACCACCAAACGCCCCAAACACCACACCGAAATCTGTATGAGTAAAGACGCCGTACAGGACTGAACCCAGCAGGCCGCCGCCGAGAACTGCGCCGGTGCCGGTTAATGGATCGGACATTAAGCCCCCTCTTATTGCTGTTGATCCTCTCAGAAGGTTGAGGGGAAACAAAAAAGGCCACCCGAAGGTAGCCTGTAGTAATGATTGTGAAGGCTGGAGTCGAACCAGCTTCCATCGGTGCGCTGCCGATTGGGTTACGCGCGCCTTGTGGCTACTTATCCAGAATATTCACCGCAAAACTATTCCCTAGCTCGCCGCTGAGCTTCATCACAATGGGGATCGCTTTGCCGCGCCAGGGAAGTGTGCCTGGTCTCACCGGGATGTCGTCACATACTCAAAGCGATTTCCGTTGTGTAGAAACTAAATAGCCCCACTAATACAGGCAGGGCTTAATTTATTTTATTCGTGTAGGCGTTAACGACACATTTCAGCTTTAGCTTTCATGTAAGCCTCGTGAGCCAACTCCGCAGTTTGGAAACTACCGAGCTCTTTACGTTGCCCGTTGATGCGAATAGCGGAACGCCATACGCCGCGAGCTTTGCACCAGTTTGCTCCAATCAGCTTGGACTTCGCCCCTTTTCGAACTTTGTGTCTGTTCTGTTGATTAACAAACTGGGTAACGATACGTAAGTTGTCCCATCGGTTATCTTTGGGATTGCCATTGATATGATCGACACACTTATCAGCCGGCGGCAGCGCACCGTCCATATACAAAAAAGCCAACCGATGAGCGAAAATTAATTTCTTATCGATCATTATCTGGATATAGCCGTACGTATCTGCGTTCCCGGCTATTTTGCCAGGCGTAGACCGTGAGTTTGTTCGCTTGATCCAAACAAATAAACCAGTCAAAGGGTCGTACTTCAGAACCTCTTTCAGCCGTTCTTGGGTGATGCTCATGATATGCGTATGCCTTACTTTGAAATGAACCTTTGCCGCACAGGAAACCAGCCCGTCGAGGCTCGCCAGCGCTAACCGACTTCCTCAAAGGCTCATTTCAAATGGATTGGTTCGACGTGATGAATGCGCGGGCGGTGCGCAGGAAATACGGGTACAAAAAAACCCGCAACGTGGCGGGCTTTTAGAGGTTAATTATCTACAGGCGCTATACTCCATAATCAGAAGCATACAGGACAGTTTTATGCAAAGTCAACACTAACGTGCAAAAAAGTGTCGCCATTTGCTCCGATCATATTAATAAGTTGTTGCCTTCTCAAATTCTACTGCCGCGTGACGCTCCCACTGGCGCAGCGTGTCCACCAGCATTTCATAAAAGGGTTTCCAGTTGCGTGACCATGAGGACTGATGGAGGTCCGGGAGACGCTTCAGAATGGCACGGTGTACCGTCGCCGAGGAGATAGCAGAGAAGCCATTACCAGAGCAACGTTCACAGGTTTTGAAAACCGGTGCGCCACGTTCTTTGGTCGCTTTGCGATCCAGCACTTCGCCTTTACCGCCGCATCTGCACCGCGCAAGGATTACCTTTTTCCCTCCGCAGGTTTCGCAAACCCTTTTCACCAGCTCATTTTTAATCTTCGGGGCCACCACTTCGGCACCGTCGGCGTCGAAAATACCAGGATGTTTAACCACATCCTCATTCCCGGAGATAAAACCGGTACCGCTGCAACTGTGACATGTCACGCTGGTAGCCGCCGAACGGGAGTAATCAGCAAAGGCAAACTGCGCCAGCGTCAACATGCATGCTCCGAGCTTGTCGCCAGCGGCTTTGCGGACATTTTTAGGAGCGTTTTTGATAGCAACCTGCGCCAGCGCCTGAACTGCGAGCTGTTCATCTGTTTTGCTGATGCCGGACTTGCCGAAGAAAGCAGCCAGGCCGAAGCGTGCACGGCTGCTGGTGGTACCAATCGCCGCCATAACATCAGTGCCGGTGAGACGATCCGGAGAGGTTCCTTTCACGTCGTCGCTGATGTGCATACCCTGAGGGCTGAAATGTTTGAGTGATGTTTCCAACTTCATTGAATGGTTTCCCCCTTTTCAGCAGTGCCAAACCAGCCAGGGTGCGCCCACTGGACATCAGTCACTTTATCGCCGTTACCCCACAGCGTCAGAACACGCATAGCAACGTAGTGCATAAGGATTTTTTCATGCTCTCGCCACTCATCAGGAGTGTCTTCAACAAATTCAGCGATGGCGTCAGCAATAAGACCGAAACACTCAGGGAAATCACTATGACCGATTGCGATGTCTTTTGCTGTTTCCTGAAGCTCCAAAAAACGCTGCTTGGTAAAGAGATACGACATTTCTCTAATTAGGCGATCCATTTTAATACCTCGTTGCGTTGGTGGCTTCCCACTCAATATCAAGTTCACTTTGCTGTTTGCCGGCCAAGTAATTGAAGGGCCCTTTATCACCCTCGATAAACTGGTGTGAGCGGGAATCAAAGTTGGCCCCTATGTCTCCGATCCAGCCCTCACCTTCACGTTGTTTCAACAGGCGAATCATCGAGGCGGGCATTTGGATAGCAGTCTGTTCGTCCTTATCAAGACTCTCATACCCCATTCTTTCAGCTTTGCGCTGGGCCAGTTCGCGCGGGATATTACGCCAGACGGCCATAACGTTGTCGGGCATGTCAGTTAAAGCGCCAGTGCCTTTAACATCCATTTTCCCTGTTGGTGCAGCTTCGTTTGTTTTTCTGGCATGCGTTACTAGCAGAACATGGCAGTTGTGCTCGTTTTTAAAGTCGCAGAGGGTATCGATAAATTCTTTTTGTCCACCGTAGTCCTCCTCATCGAGTCCACATTTTGCCAAGTTGTCGATAACGAAAAGATCTATTCCATAGCGGCGTCTGGCATAGGCAAATATTTCCAACAGTCGATCGGCCTTGGCTGTTCCGGTGAGTTTGAACACCCAAAGACGATCAGAAAACCACTCGTTAGTCATGATGATTTCAGTACGTTCTGGGTTTTTTCTACAAATGGTTTGCCGGGTAAGACGAGCCAACATTTTCCCAGGCTTAAGCTCCAGCGAGGCAATGCATACCCGGACTCCCTGGCTCATGGCATTGACGGCGATATGTCCCACCAGCTCGGTTTTTCCGTGGCCGTTTACTCCGTTAACCAGCGTCAGCTCTCCGGCGCGGAATTTGAAATTACTGTTCAGCGAATCCCACGGGCTGGAAAATAATCCAACATCTCGATGCTCGAATGCATCCAGTGTTTCCTGAAGGAGATCACCCGCAGAGCAGAGTTCATCAGGGTCGAAGAATTTAGCGGTCCCCAAGTAGTGCCAGATTTCATCCTCGCTCATCCCGGAGGTCAGACATTCATTGATATCTTTGTGCGGCAGCTCTACCAGGCGGCAACGATGCTCCCCTAGACGACGAGCAATTTCTTTTGCGGCTTCGCGCCCTACATCATCGTTATCGAGGCTTAACCAAATTTCTTCGAATCGGTCGAGGTTGTGATACTCGTATTCGATCCATTGCTGTTTGGCCCCTTTTCCACCGCCGAACGGTACCGATAGAGCACTGATACCGAATTGCGAGTAGGTCATACAGTCAATCTCTCCTTCGCAAAGCACAACAGCGCGAGCTTTCGCGTCCATAGCCTGCCAGCCAAACAGACATGGCTCGCAATCAGCCTCAGCCATGATCAACTTTTTGCCATTTGGTCGTTCAGTGCCGATTCGCTTTACCTGCAACAGCTCACCGTTGCGAAGATACGGGAACGCCACTGCCGGAATTTCGCGGTTTTCATCGTGGTACCAGACGACTGCGTCCGAAACACGGAATTGATCAGCTGTCTCTCGGGTGATGCCACGGGAAGAAAGGTAGTCGTAGCAATGACTCGCTTTTTTAACGCCTTTTTTAGTTGGGCGAGAGAAGGTCTTTTTCTTCGCCTCAAAGTGGTTATCGTCGTCCTTCAGCCCAAGGAATTCTTTCGCTTCTCGCATTGCGTCGTGTAGTTGGCAGTTACGCACCAACACCCAGAGATCAAGCAGGTCTCCGCTATCGCCACTTGCAAAATCTGCCCAAGTTTTCTTACCCCCGAGATTAATTTTCAGGCTCTTACCGGCATCACCATTGGTATTGCCAGCACACCACTCCTTGCCCTCAAGGTGTGCTCGTGGAAGCAGGTATTTCGCAACTCATTCGGCGTTGTCCCACAATTTTTCAGATAACTCAGCAGGGGTCATCACACACTCCGTAAATCGAATTTGATAAAGCACATAGTCACGAACTCATCACGCAGAAAGCCGCGGTTATAGCCGGAAACCAGTAGACGTTTGAGGATGCTTTTCATGGTCGGTTAGCTCCGCGCTTCATGCGGTCAATGGCTGCCTGGCTGATAAATACCTCAGCCGAACCGTCACTTGGTTTGGCGAACCAGGAAGCCCCTGTCCCACCGACGGCGTTTGCGCTTGCGGATATCTGAGGAGCTACATTTGGTTTTTCATCGTTCCACCGCTCTCCGTTCAGGTATGACGCTGGCAGGAGTTTGTCGAACCCCATTTGCTGTGCTTTCACTCGTAGGCTGATATCTTCAGCCAGCATAACGGCGAAGTTATCAGGTGTACCTCGGTTCGCTTTTTTCCAGTCGCGATATTTGGTCCTGAACGCTGACTTAGCCTTGACCTTGGCATCCTTCCTCAGACCTGCCCCCCAAAAAATATTTTCGAAAGCGACATCGACTGGATCTGGGCCTTCAGCATCAGCTGATTCTGAATCAGGCTTTCCCTGTGCAGGTTTACCTTTCGACTCGTCAGGTTTATCGCCATCAGTCCGATTCGAATCGGACAAATTAGTTTGATCTTGTTCTTTCTCCTGCTCCTGTTCCTGCTTCTGGCTTGCATGCCCCTTCGAAGCCCCTTCAATTTCCTCCGGGATCTGAACCTCACTACTACGGGAAAAAGTCATATTGAATTGTTTGGAATATTTCTCGTAAAACTCTGAAAGAAATAGGTTATCCGATACTTTGTTGTATTCGTTCTGTACTCCAGTACAGCGCTTGTCTCCGGGTTTCAGCGCCTCGCCGATTTGATGCGTTGCCATTTCGATGACCCACACCATCTCTGAATGCTCGTCGTACTTACAAAACCCGGCTTTAATGGCGCTATTAAGCCCCTTCTTAGCCCCTTCCAAGGTTAATCCAGTCTCATGAGACAGGAACGCAAGGGGCATGTAATAAAGACCGATCATATTGGCGTGCGGACTGGTAAGCAGGTACAACGCCACAAGCTGAGACTCTGGCCCAGCCTGACGCAGCTCTTTGCCTGTTCTGCCAATCCAGAAGTGAGGAGACACCTTTCCGTAATCACGCATTTTGCGCCTCCGAGACCTTCGTAAAATATTGTTGGAACTTCCAGACAGGCTGCATGCATTCATGCGGATAATTCTGCCTGGTGAAATACACCTGCTGCTTATCCCGATTCCAGCCGGTGACATGCACAATCACACCGCGCGGATCGCGATAATCGATATCCAATGGCTTAACTTGGTTTTCGGTAGTGATCGAGTGCGACATATCACACCTCATTGCCCGGGTGAGGGAATGTATCTGGAAGGTCTGGGCGGATCTGGTAGGCTTTAACTTCGCCACCAGTAGCTTTAACAATGGACATGACATGATCAGCCTTAACCCGGCTACCATTAAGCCAGCGAAATACAGCCGGTTGAGTAACCCCGCACGCCCTTGCTAATGCAGCTTGGCCGCCGAGAATATCGATAGCTCTCTTGACATGTTGATTGATCATAAAAATACCAAAAGTTATTGAACATAGGGAAAGAGTATAGCCTTGAATAACTTTATGCAATAACTTATCGCATTTGCCACTTAATAACTTTTTGTATAGGCTTATTGGTATGAACACATTCTCAGATCGTCTTCAAAAAGCGATGGTTGACGCAGGCCTTACACAGGCAGAATTAGCGATGAAAGTTGGGGTTTCGCAACCAGCTATCTGGCGTCTTGTTGCAGGCAAAACCAACACAACACGTAAGTTGGTTGAGATTGCTAATGCGCTGGGTGTGAGCCCTGAATGGCTATCAACTGGAAAAAATCATGTGCCTCATAGACAGGGCTATGTGATAGAGACCATGCCCGAAAGGGAGGTAAAGGATAACGCTGGCATATTCAGGGTCGAGGTTCTTGACCTTTCAGTGAGTGCAGGGCCTGGCACGTTCATGCTTTCAGAATATGTGGAGGTTTTACACGCTATTGAGTTCACGACTCAACATGCAAAATCCCTCTTCGGGAATCGTAGTGAAGATGTCGTAAAAGTAATGACCGTCAATGGCGACAGCATGGCCAGCACGTTCAATTCCGGTGATCGTGTCTTCGTAGACATTTCCGTCCGACACTTTCTAACGGATGGTGTGTATGTGTTTGTTTTTGGTAAAACATTTCACCTAAAACGTCTCCAGATGCAGGGAAACAGGCTGGCAGTCTTATCGGATAATCCGGCATATGAGAAATGGTATATCACGGAAGAAAACCAAGATGACCTTTACGTGATGGGTAAAGCCATAATGCATGAATCAATCAATTACAATAGGCTCTAACCTTCAACACCCCACCTTTTGAAGCCGCTTTTAAGCGGCTTTTTCTTTGTCTGTAGCTGTAAGCATGCAGTTTAATAACAAAATTTAATCAAAAAAATCAATGCATTAAACTAAATCGCAAAAGAAAAATAAGTTTTGTTATTGCAATAAGTTATTGCATGACTTAAAGTTCATTCATCGGCAAACAACGGAGCCAATGAAATGAATACTCAAATCACCGTAGCCAAAACCATCGGCAAAAGAATATTAAATCAAAGATCTTCGCTTCGACTGTCTCAGGATTTTTTGGCTGATCATCTTGGTTTAACAACCGAAACCATTAACAACTGGGAAACGGAAAAAACTGTTCCGTTTGCTGACCAGTTAATCCAATTGGCTAACATTCTTCATTCTGATGTTCTGTGGCTCATTTCAGGAAACGAGCAGTGTGGTGAATTTACAGAGCCAACAAGCATTATAACTTCCAATCAACTTAATTCATGGTCTGCGGATATTGGCAATTGCAGAATGGCTTTATCCAACGCTATGGATTGTATGCCTCCGGAATTGTCGGCTATCGGTACGCTAACTATCGTTTATGAAAAATTAGACGACTTGCAAGAAACCATCTGCAAGCAAGCCGACAAGATTTAAAATTAATTAACATTATTTAATTAACACCTTTCTTGGTGGGGCCAAACTCACCCTGAGGAAATGAAAATGCAAAATTCCGTCGCAATTAATCAGCCAGTTAAAACGCCTCAAATGCTGTTCGGATCTGACAACATCAATGACTTTGGCAACCGCGTACAAAGCTGCCGGATGGAAGGTGATTCAATGCAGCCGACCATCGAACCATGTGAGGTTGTGGCTTTCGTTGATTGCGGTGGACGTGCCCTTACCTCTGGCATTTATGTTTACACAATGGATGCTTTTGGTCGCCCATGTCTTTTCATTAAGAGAATTGAGCCATTAGCTGATGGCTCATTAAAAATCATTTCTGATAACCATCATTACGAAACTTTCATCCTTAATACCGATGAACAGAAAGAAATCAAAATTCACGGTCGGGTGGTCGCTTCTTTGGCCGTGAGGCGCTTCGTATGACTTTCATCATTGATAAATCGGCATATAGAACAGCATGCCTTTATGCCGCTAGTGGTTATGAGGTAATTGCGCGCTTGTATCTTAAAAAGGCATATGGACGTTAATTATGGGCGTATTTAAAAGACATGATATTCAGTGTGTGAATATCAAAGCTGAGCAACTGGCGGGCCTATCTCAAACATTATTTGAACATCGAGACAATCTCGACCACTTTCAACTTAAAACGATTTGCGCTCTTGTTTATGACATTGCTTCTGACATTCATAACTGGACAGAAAAAGAAGAGGAAATTGTTATGAGCTTAGAGGAGGAGGCGCGCCGCAATGGATAATTTAATCAACACCTATCGACGCAGAATTGCAAACGCGGCATTGGCGCGACTCAAACGTAAGACTGGTGGAAACCTACTCATTATAAAACTGCCAGATAACAAAATTGAAACCGTAGAAGTAAAAGAGCATTTCATGAATCAGCTGTTATTACGGTTTGAAGGATTAACTCGCGGAGGGCTTAACCGATATGAGGGTGACGCTACTATCAAAACCGCATATCAAAATGCAATAGGAATTAATAAACACACCGAATATCTGACAGATTCAGGGAAATTAATTATCGACGAACTTCTGAACGAGGTTGTTGATTACGTGAAGCAGAAACATGTAAGCAGAGGAATTAACTGATGGCAGAAAATAACGACAGCATCAAGCGGCTTGTCGCCAGGCTGAAAGATATCCACGAAAGGACAGGTATGAATTTCCCTGCATGGATGATGGATGAAAATCGCAGCGGAGACCACGAGCTTAGTGCTGCCGAGCAGCATGAATGGGCTGAAATCATCTGTGAGTCCATGCGCGGAACTGTCGCCCTCCTCTACCTGATTGAATGCGAAAAGCGCTGGGGGCTGCGTGAGGGTGAGTATGTGTTCAGAAGTGAAGAGAGAGTCTTAGGCCTTACAAGAGCGCTGATTGAGAACGTACTAATCAAGTACGTGGAAGAAGACCTTCTCCTGCACAAGCCAACAGAGCGCTATATGGCCGTGTTCCAGTTCTACTGGGCAAATGAGCAGCGCGTTCAAGCAGGTGAAGCGTCATGGTTCAACGAATTCCTGGATGGGATTTTTTTAGATGTCGCGCGCCGGTTGCGTGCCGGTGAAAAGCCTCCAGTAAAACCAATTTTGCATTAAGGAGAAACGAAATTGGCAATGAAAACTGAATTAGCACCAGTAGCGGCTCGCGACTTGCAGATCATCGAGTATCGCGGTCAACGCGTAGTGACCACTGAGCAGCTGGCGGCCGGATATGGTGCGACCGAGAAGATGATCAGTAATAACTATTCTCGTAACGAATCCCGCTTCGTTGAAGGTAAACACTACTTCAAGGTTGAGGGTGAAGAGCTGCGGGGGTTGAAGAACAGACCCTCTTTAAGTGGGTTAGTTGGAAAGAATGCCCGCTCTCTGATTTTGTGGACGGAACGTGGAGCGGCTAACCACGCAAAGATGCTGGAAACCGATCAGGCGTGGAATTACTTCAACGATCTTACTGAGTTTTATTTCAGCTATAGGGAGGCAACTTATCTGCCTGCCCCAACTGAGCTTTCAAAGCTCGAAATCCTCAAAATGGCAATAGAGTCCGAAGAGGGGCG